ATCAATCATGTTTGATGATGTAGCTTGATCTAACATAAGATTGGAGAAAATTAAAATGTCCATATATTTTGATTGGTTTTTAATTTCATCTGGTTTGCCATCGCAAAACCAACTAAACTGACATTTGTGACGAATAGGTATTTGTTTCTGTGAGTCTTGCCATGAAGGCCGTGTCTGTCCCTGATACACTACTTCACATATAGTATTTGGATACCTACGATCTTTTACTCTGTTTAAAGTAACAAACGATACTGCTAACCACCCACCTGTTCCTTGATTTTTTGCTTCAAAATATATATTTTTTGCAAGACAGGATATTTCTTCATCAGGTAGATTATTTATCTCTTCTGCATAAGTTACTGCCTGAGCAGATAATCCAATAAGACTTACAGCTGCCGCTATTGAAGTAGTGTGTTTAAGCCATCTCATAGTTATACACCCCTTTAAATTGTTTTAGCAATGTTTCTTGTAACCTGTAGGCTTCTTTTTCGTATGGTAAGTCAAAGTAGTTTTGTCCATCGTGATTGTCATTGATACCCAATTCATTTCTGACATACTGTTTAACGTGAACCATTTCGTGACAAATAGTTGTAATCATTTCTTCAACATCTAGTTTCTTATCAACTTCGATTTCAAAAGTTCTATTGTCATCACCCATCATACAGTATCCAACTGCACGATCTTTGAGATTATTTAGTTGAAATTCTATTTCTATTTTTTTAAGTCTTGGCATAAGTTTCTGGAGACAAAAGGCCGCAACGTCAAAAACTAATTCACGTTGTTTTTTCTTACCACCGATTACTGAATACATCATTTATAAATCAACTTTATTGTTACACATATAGCTTAACATAAAAGGGGGGCTTTGTCAACCCCCCTTTTTACCCAATGATTTCAGCCAGTTAAGACTGTCAAGTTATCATCATATGTACCATTGGGTTTAGTGATTCGGTTGACTTATGATGAGAGAGAGAGGCGTCAACCAAATCAAACTCATTATAAGTCTGTTAGTGAAAATACATGAATTAAATACCACCAAGTATATTCTTTTGAATTTTCAACTCCAAAAATCCACAGTGTATCTATAAAACCAAGGGCAAATATAATAATTAAAAGATATGTAAAATATTCACCAATTTCATCTATAATATATTTCATACTCAACTCCTATACCAAATAAAGTGGGCCAGTCCACTGGATTTTAAAACCACCCTCAAGAACATTTCCCCGAGCACCATTCCGAGCAGGAGCATTGTATCCAGCACATTTTAGGATATCTCCTTTTTTAAATTTCTTGTCATTGTCTGTGTTGACAACAAAACCCCAAGCAGAACTACCATTTCGAGTTAGTATTTTTATATACTTCTGTCCTTGTTTGATAACCCAACCTTCAACAAATTCTTTGTGCATTTCTTTATTATCTAAGAATTTTGTGTAGTCGTGGTTAGCTGCTGAAAGCATATTCTGAATACCATCATCAACATTATCGAACTGTTTGTTTACTAAAATTGTCATAATTTTCTCTCTCTATTGACTATACATATAACTTAACATGATTCGGCTTTAATGTCAACGCCTAAAATGGTATTATATATCCAGTTCTAATTGATGACCTTCACCACGCTGTAGTTTCCACTGTATTTGACTATCTTCAGGCGTAGTAAAACCAACATGGTTTGCACCGCACCAAACAAAACCTTGATCTATTTTATAAATTTCGTAAGCGGTGTACACGTTAAAAGTTTCCATACTCCCATTATCATTATCAATCATCTCAATAAGTTCATCAAAAGTTTTACCATAAAACTCAGCCCGTTTATTAAGAATAGTCATTGCACCTTTAATTTTCATTATATAAGTTCCTCAGTAAAGGGGTTGATATAGAAACCATTTGAATTTCCATATGGTTGATCTAAATAATTGTTTTGAATATCATCTAACATAACATGATGTACAGAACCATTATCCCATGAGATATCCACATCAGTTCCTTGATTTGTATTTTGAATACAAGAAACGAAACCGTGACTTTCCGAAACCATTGATCCCCAAACTCCAATGACTTGTGTTCCTCTTTGAATGTCCATTACACTAACTCCAATGCTTTTTTGAAAAGAAAAGACGCACCATCGTCAGAGTCAAATCCCTCTTCAGTTGCAAAGTCCATTGACGAACCACCCATTATTGTTTCTGCCATTCCTTTAGTGTTTAGAACATACGCAATAGACTCAGGAGTATTACCCCAACCAACTAATCCCACATGACTAAACATTTGTATTCCACCATCATGGGCACCTATGAAATCTACTTGATTTTGCATTTTTAAAACTCTCTCTTTGTTTCTCTATCTTATACTTTACATTACCATTTAAATACTAAAGAGTCAAGTCTTTTATGCATAAAAAAACCCTTGTAAAACAAGGGTTTGATTATTATTTTGAGTTTTTTACATCTTGTAATAGACGTTTTAGTGATTTCTCGGGCCACTTTGATGGGATGATTCGTTCCACTCTGGGTATCAATGGTTGTTCCTTTTTAGGATATACTATTGATGGCCATTGAATGGGAGCTATGATCACCTATCAGCTCCAGATGCCATGCCAGGAGATTGTGGATATTTGTCAGCTGGTGGGATTGTAAATTCTTCATTCCAACCAAAAGCTTCTCTTACTACGTTTCCAGTTAAACCTTTGTAGAGATTGTGTAGCTTTTTATCTTTAGCTGCACAAACGATTTTTGCTTCATTAGCATGTAAACCTTCCAACAGTTGAAAAAACATTTGTTCTTTCTGGTGTTGTTTAGTTTGCCTATCTGCACCTTTAATAAAGTGCCATAGTTTTTTTGCTTCCATAGCTAACATGGTATGTTCTGTTCCTTCTGGTGCATCATTTGGTGTATAAGGAACATCACCTTCTGGAATTACCCAACTAATATTTGGATCAAATCCAGCTTTAAGTACCATGCGTAATGCATCAGTATTATTATCTCTAAGGATTTTTACCTTTTGATCTTTAGTTTTTGCTTTATGTACTTTGTCAAGTATCTCAGAAAACAGCGGTGTGTAAGTTTGTTCTGGCATATTAAAATTCTCCAATTGTTTCAGTAAGATTTTTCAATCTTGTTTTTATAAAATAATTTAGTAGTTTGCTTCTATCACCAAATGGAGCTCCATGAAATTCTGTTAGTATTTCACTTTCTAGTTCATTTGGAATCTTACTCAAGTCAATGAGTTTTTCATTTCTTTGGTAATTTCTTTTGACCTCATCCTGTAAATCATCTATATTAATGTCCAACCAAGTTGCAATCTTTTTCTTTCCTAAAGGTTTTTGTCTTAATCCATCAGTAAATGTATTATCTGGCGATAGAACATTAGGTACTCCATCACTAGTATCACCTTTAAGTATATGTTCTTTTATATAGGTTTCTGGAATATGGCCTTCTACATACTTTTTAAGAATAGGACTATATTGTTTCACGTTAACATATTTTTGTAGTTGGATAAAATCCTTATCACCAGACACAATGATAATCTTCTCATTGTTGCTACGATCTTTTTCTGTTTGAGTAAACTTACACAATGTAGCTATAATGTCATCAGCTTCTGCTCCATAAACCTCTAGAAATTTATACGGAAGATTTTCTTTAATCTCTGCTTTAATCTTGTTTAGAATTTCAAAGATTGCATTCCAATCTTTACTGTCAGCATCTCTACTCTTTTTACGATTTGATTTGTATTGAGGAAAAAAGTCTCTTCTCCAATAATGTTTAGAATCATAAGTAAGAATTATTTCACCATACTCTGCATTAAACATTGTTCTATACATACGAACTGAATTGAGTATCATGTGTCTCACCATACTCTCATCGGGCAACTTTGCCTTAGTCATATTTAAATGCATCATTAGACTGGCTAATGAGATTTGGTTCATATCAATTATTATCACGCTGGTTCATCTCCTAAATGTTCTTCTTCAATTATTTTTACAACTACTTTAGTTAGTAAATCATGGTCAAACTTTGCATAAGTTTGTACTGAGTTTTCAGTTTCAGATTTCATTACCGAACTAATAAGTTCTGATAATGGATGGGCATAGTCAAAGGTTCTGTACATAATACATTTTATTATCTCATTTAAAAAACCAATTTCAGATAAAAATTCTTTATCCTTTATATCTACGCCGTTCTCTGCAAGATTATGTATTGTAGGAATCATAATACTTTCAGCAACATCATCAATAAAAACCATATCTTCTGTAAGTCTATCAGTCTCAAGTGGGTTAACAACCTTTACTCTAGACCACGGGCCCTTAACAACATTGCTTATCCCGCTGGGTGTATCGTCTTCCACTTTACCCTCTTTTCTGCGTATTCGCCATAAAATTCATCACACCAATCGCCGTGTTTTAGGTAGTGTTGCATATTTCTAACATAACCCGTACTGTCAGCTAGTTTTATGTGTGAACTTTTTACATCCCTTCGAACTTCTGATCTATATGCTGAAGCCAGAGATTTTTGTGTTTTAATCCACTCTTTTACTTTTTTTGCTGATAATGGATGATCATCTCCCTTATCAAGAACATAAGAACACACAGAATCATTCTTAGCGGGTGATCTAGCTGCACGTGCCTTTTCAAGTCTTTCTGCTGCAGCAATACGTTGATCTTCAGTCATAGGTTTACGTTTTTTACGAACCTTTGGTGCAACCCAACCATTATTTTCAGTACTAGCTATAATCTTCTTTCTAGCCATTTCAGTTTCCTTCTGTAGTTTCTTTTTCACTCTGCTTTTTTAACCACCTACGCCGACCTGCTTTTTTAGCAAGTCTACGTTTTTCACTTCTTCCAGTGTAGTGGGTTTTCTCGCGCAACTCATTGAGTACGCCTTCGTTCTGCATACGTTTCTTTAAAACACGCATCGCACCATTGACATCGTTATTACGAACCTCAACAGTTAAACCACTTTTTTCTCTATCCTTTTTCACTTAATTTAAGTCCTCTAATTTAATTAATTCTAATTCACCATTTTTATCTAATTTAGTTTTTATATAACCACCAGATTTTAAAGTCTCCAAGAGCTTATCGGTAATAAATTCTATACTATTCTGAGACTTACCCCAAAAATACGTTGCTATACAAGCAACAGTTGTAATCGAAAATGCTATAGTAACATCAATCATTTAGTTTATCTCCATTATTACTATACTCTAACACGATTCGTTATCAATGTCAAGAGTTCTTTTCATTAATATTTAGATTATTTAGGAAAAATTCCATGTATAGTTCTTCATTTAGAATAGAATAGTTATTACAATTTCCTGCAGTTAGTATATGAGTACATACTTTTTTTGGAGCATGTTTCTCTACCATAGTTTCCCACCAACCAATAGGTTCTACTGTACAATGTGCATTATCACCATTAGGAAGAATGGCAATAGCTGGTGCAGTTGCAATACCAAGAAATACAAACTTATTTGCCTTAGAGAATATCTTATCAAAAGTTTCTGGAATTTGTTCTTTGGGGATATGTTCCATTACATCAAATGAAATAACACCATCAAAAGTACCTTCTGGTAAAGTATCGTATTCTGAAATTGCTGGATCATATAATGATGGTAGTATTCCACCCCAATGTTCATGTTGATTATAATCTAAGTAACCTTCTGCTTTACCACACCCAAAGTCTAGTATACTTTCAGCTTTCCAATCTTGTACTAAATCTACTATGTGTTGTAGATAAAATTTCAACCCACTACCATTTCCATAATCATTGTGTTCTTTATGATATTGTTTGTACTGTTCAATCCACTCGTTCATGTAACCTCACGAAATATTCTGCATCAACAACAACCAAAGGTTTCTGGTTATTACGTTTAATAAAAACAACTGGTTCATAATTGCCAGAATTAGATTCTGCTTGTTCGTATGACTTCCACACATTCAATGTCTCTTGGTTCTTACACTCTATAGAATATGGAAACTTTTCTCTAGCAGCACGAGCCATAATCAGGTCTTCTCCACCAGCGCCCATACTTCTAGATTCTACGTCTTCTGGATGTACTTCAAGTTTTTCAATAAGTTGGTCACGAACCCATTGTTGGAATCTACGACCTTTAGCCTTCGCACTCTGTGTTTTCATTTAGTGTATTCAATCATCATAATCTTCCCCATAATCATCGAGCTCATCTTCTAGCTCTTCATTTAACTCATCGCCACAAAATGGGCAATGAGCTACTT